TCAGCAGCTCGGTGAAGCTGTACCAAACGCAATTCAAACAATGGCGCGAGGTCTTGGAACCACGGTCGCTAATCTTACAAAAGAAGTATCCAAAGGTATCGTCGAGGCCAATACCGCTCTTACAGCTATGTTCAATCAAATGGCATTGGAGAACTCTGGTTCTGCATACGCCTTGTCTCGTACTTGGGATGGCTTAATTTCAAGGTTAATCACCAAGTGGACGCTATTTAAAGCAGAAGTTGGTAAGCAAGGCGCGTTTGATGAGATAAAGAAATCTCTTGAAGAATTCCTTGAGCTTATGGATACGCCAGCATTCAAAGAGTTTGGTGTCGAGCTTGGTCAGGCACTGGCCTCAATCATTACCAATCTTAAAGGCGCAACTCTATTCCTTGTTGAAAATGCGGACATGGTTAAGCTTCTGGGCGCTGCTTGGTTAACTTACATGGTAGCCTCATCAAGAGCCGTTGCCTCAGCTAACTTAGGTGTAGCTAGACTTCGATTAGGGTATACATCGCTCTCCGCCTCATCTTCAACCTTCTTAGCTAGAGACGCGGCACTAAGAAGGTCTTTGGCAACCACTAATGCGGCCATGAATGCTACTAGCAGCGCAGCCCTTCGACTAGCCCTAGCAAACAGAAGTGCAGCAACATCGGCTCAGCTTGCGGCGCATCGCTTTACAGCGCTTAGAGCGGTTGCCGCTACCGTAGCTGTATCCATCAGAGGGTTAGGCGCCGCTATCTATACGGCTTTGGGGCCTGTCGGTCTACTCATTACAGCTCTTTGGGGGCTATATGAAATACTGACCTTCACCTCTGATGAGACAAAACGCTACAACGAAATTGCAAACAGCTCAGCACTCGCTATTGATCAAGAAACCTTAGCCATCAAAAGAAAGGTTGTGGAGCTAGCGAAAGAAGAGATTGCTAAAAGAAAGGCGGTTGCAGAGGCGAGAAAAGAGAACGGTGGTAAAGCGAGAGGCGGCAATCTTGCAAAAGAAAGATTAGCGGACTACGAAGAAGGCACAGCGCAGTTAGAAGCCCAACTAAAGGTTCAAGAGGATATTCTTGAGAGAAGCTTGATTAATGTTGCTCAAATAGCTGCCAAGCAAGGCTCTCAGGCTTTTCTAAAAGAAGCTAGTGAGAAGGTAGAAGAAGCTGCGTTCGAAATGAGGAGCGCCTTTAAAGAGCTAGATGAAATTCGCGAGGAAGCTGGCGAAGGTATGACTGATGAGCAGCAAAGAGCAGCCGCTGATCTGATCATCAATAACTACAAGAGCACTGTTACCGCGCTATATACGCCCGCTTACGAGGCTGCACAAGAGTCATATGGTGCATTGCTGAAAGTAAGGGAAGACCTGAGAGCAGTAAGCAAGAGTCTTACTGAAGAGCAAAAGCAAGAGATCGCCGCGCAAAAGCTTATGGTCGAAACCTATAAGCGCGAGCTAGACAAAATCCAGCAGATTCAGGGTACAGCAGCAATGACTCTGTTGGCGGGACAAGGTTCTGGCAAAAGCCCTATTCAGAAGATGCTAGAAAGCACCTCACAGTCTCTTGCCAGAATAAAGGCTGAAGCTTCTGGGGCTAACGGTGCACTAGCAAAATTCAATGAGCAAGTGAATCAAGGCAAGTTCAAAGATGCTACTGACTCAGAGATTGAGGCGGTAAGAAGAAATATTGTCGCTCAACATGAGCTTACCAGAGTAAAGAAAACAAATATCCAGTCTAGCAAAGACTTCAGCTCAATTGAAAAGACCATACTTACTCAGACTGGTCGTATTAACGCAGAGCTACTGAAGGTTAGCGATGGAAGCTCAAATCCTTGGTTGAAACAGACCAGTGGGATGAACTCTCTCGTTAAAGCGATTGAGAGCGGCAAGGTTAAGATCGAGGAAATGAATCTTAGCGCATCTCAGCAGGCTAGCCATCTTCAAAAGCTTGATGATCTGTCAAGGTCAGCCTTCGCCTCTCAGCGTCTACTTGACTCTGTCAATGCCGTTAAGAAAATGAAGGAGGAGACAACTTCATTAAATAGATCACTGCTGACAGAAAAAGAGCAGATACTTGATACCCATGCGCAAACAACCGCATGGCTAGATGAGTGGCTTGCCAAAATTCAAGCGACAGGTGGTGCAACTGACGATCAGATAGAGGCGTTTGAGAAATACAAGATTGCCCTAGATAACAATGTTACTAGACAAACTCAAAGCTCAGTCGCAACTTTACTGGATGAATGGTCTGATCTTGGCTCTGCAATGGATGATGTATGGAAAAGCGCAATGGATGGTATGAGTGACGCTCTAACCGAGTTCGTTACCACCGGCAAACTAGACTTTGACAGCTTCCTTTCAGAAATTGCCTCCATGATCATAAAGGCTCAGATCAACAAGCTGATTGCAGAGTCGTTCGGAGGCACCAGCGGCGGTGGTGGTCTAACAGGAATACTTGGGTCGATCGCTACTGGGATAGCAGGTGGTCTAGGTGGTGCAGCATCATCTTCATCGATAACAGCGGGCACAACCGCAGCAGACTATAGCGGTGCTGGGTTTGATAGCTACATTTCTGCAAACTTCGCGAATGGCGGCATTATGACTGAATATGGGCGTGCGCCACTTAAGGCTTATGCAAACGGTGGTGTCGCAACATCGCCTCAGCTAGCCCTATTTGGCGAAGGCTCAATGGCAGAGGCATACGTTCCTTTACCAGATGGTCGATCCATACCAGTGACGATGCAAGGTGGCGGTGAGAGTCAAGCTCCAAACGTAACTGTGAATGTTCTGAACCAGTCCGGCCAACAAGTTAACGCTAAACAAAAAGATCAAAAGTTTGACGGCAAAACCTTAATCCTAGATGTCGTCTTAGAAGCAGCCTCTAAGCCGGGCGAATTTAGATCATCAATGAGGGAGTCACTGAAATGATCACATTTCCAACTTTACACCCTGAGTCGCTGATCGCTGATAGCACCTATTCAGAGACTCAATCAGATACCTCGATCGTAGAAGAAATGGACGGGGGCTATGAAATATCAAGACCACTTCATACGCGACCCCCTACGAGCGAAATCACTTTCAGCATACCCTACGCTAAAGATAGCGACAAAACACTGTTAAAAGAGTTCTGGGCTAGCACAAAGGGTCGTTCTGAGATGTTCGAGTGGTATAACTTTATGACAGAGGAAACTCTGATCGTGAGATTCGCCGAACCTATAACATATAACTATGTAGGCTTTGGGGAATCCAAAATGTGGGAAATTACAATTAAGTTGAAGGAGGTCTAATGTCGGTTTCATTAACAGTTGCAACGGTCATTGAGAAAAACAAAATTGCAGGGTCAGTACCTTTTATTGTCTGTTTAGATGTATCCGTACAAGACAGTGCCGGCGTATTTGTTGAGAGTATCAAGGTAGCCAACAACCCTGAACCAATAACCGTTCAAGGTGAGGTGTTTGAGAAAGGCGCCTTTAGTATCGATATTAAGCAAGAGACTGGTGCTCAGGCTGATATTACCCTGTCTCTATACGATTACTCCAAGACCGTCATCAATCAAATGAACAAATACGGCGGAGGTGTGGGCTTTAAGGTAAAAATGCTGGTCGTTAACACCTCACAGCTCGATGAGCTGCCAGAGATTATTGAATATTTCGAGATAATTGGTGCTACAGCCAAAGAATACGCTGTCTCTCTAACATTGGGCGCGGAAAACTTCTTAATAAAACAGGTGCCTGGTCGAACTCAGCTTAGAGATTTTTGTAGCTGGGACTTCAAGGACACCAATTGCGGGTATCTGGGCGAACAGTTGACATGCGACAGATCATTTGCTGGAACAAACGGCTGCAGGGCCAAGAATAACGCTGCAAACTTTGGTGGCTTTCCGGGCATCATCGCGAGGGCTGGCTCATATGTATGATCACTCAGACTTAATTGGCACACCTTTCCAATATAAAGCGAGAGGTGAAGGTGCTTACGACTGTTACGGCCTAATCATGGAGCTTTATCGTAGAGATTTTGGGATAGAGCTACCCGACTACGGAAGCACTGAAGACGTTGGCCTAGCTCAAGCAAGAATGGTCACAGCATCACATAGCTGGAAACGACTAGATCACCCTGAAGTTGGCGCTGTCATGCTGATTAAGTGTGGCAGATTTGTGCGTCATGTAGGTTATGTGGTTGAAGATGATATGTTCTATCACACATGGGAGAAATCTGGCGGGGTTGTATGTGAGCCGTTAGATGTTTGGAAGGGTAAAATAATTGGATTCTATAAATATGAGCAATAACATTGTTAACGTCAGACGCATTCTAAACCCTTTTGAGCCTCATGTTGCCACCTCTGATTCTTGGATGTATATTCCTGGACAGCCTGTAGGTGACTACCTAGAGCACTCTGTAGTCGCTAATTACGTAATATCAGTGAATGGTCGCCTACTGACTGAAGAAGAGCATAAAACCTTCGCCCCATTAGAGGGTGACTACGTTGTCCTTTCAGCGATACCTTACGGTGGTGATGGAGCAAAAGGCATCTTACGTATTGTAGCTATTATAGCAATATCGTTTTATGCGCCAGGGCTTGCGGGAACTCTGCTAGGTAACGGCGCAAGTGCTGCTCTCACAAATGGCGTAGCTGCGGCAATCACCGTTGCAGGTTCGGCGGTTGTAAACGCTCTATTGCCACCTGTGCAGCCAACCACCGAAAGCTCTAGTGAAGCAGCATCCCCAACATACGGTATCGATGGTGCTAAAAACACTGCAACTGAAGGTGTGCCTGTACCTATCTGTTATGGCGTGCATCGTATGGGCGGTAACAGCATTTCAATGTACACAGAGAATGACGGTGAAGATCAATACCTTTACATGCTGTTAAACGCTGGTGAGGGCCCAGTTGCAGGGTTCAGAGATGTTCTCATTAATGACCGCCCCGTCACTGACTTTGGCGAAGACGTCACGATCAAATACGCATATGGCACAAAAGATCAGGCACCGATTGACTGGTTTAGTCGAGTCATCACACCTGTAAACTTCGGTACAACTCTAACAGAGGATGAAGTTAGCAACTTTACGTTGACAGAAGAAATGGGAGAGGCACGATTAGACTTCGTATTCCCATCAGGCCTTTATGACGTTAGCACGACGAGTGGTAACTACAAAGAATGGACTGTCGGTGTTGAAATCGATTACAGAATAGTCGGCACTGATGAATGGACTCGAATGATACCGCTTACAGGTAAAGACCTGCCTGTTAACGTACTTCCAGTTGTGGGCGGACAGTATATAGCGATACCTGTGAGCGACCCAAGCGAGTACACAGAATTCGATCTTGGCGCTGAAGATGAAGACGGCGTTACTTACGGATATGGTTATGTAATTGAGAGCCTTGAAGTTGAGTATTTGGATGAATTCAGAACCTACCCTCCTGAAGAGGAGGTTATGAAGCAGGTATACGCTGAATTTGGCGACTATATCGGGCGTTCCGAGGTTACTTGGCCAAGAAGAGTACAAAAGCCGGGCGAAGGTAAGGATGCCGACTCAATAGTCGTCTCTTTTCCCGTGCAGATGAATGTCGTCTCCTATATCGATGATGTCGTAGAGATAACCTCCGACAGCCCATCAGCAGTGAGACGCAGCTTTTACACTGGCAAGATACCAGTGGGAGTATACGAGTTTCAGATGAAGCGACTTTCAAACTATGTCGGTCAAGGTGAGCCTGAGCTTGGCCCTGCCACCATGATTTTGTCAGACATAAACATGATTGTCCATGAAGGTGTCAGGTACAGGAACACAGCTCTGGTTGCGCTAAAAATAAGAATGACCGACAACTTAAGCAGCATTCCTAATGTTACCTATATCAATGAGGGCAAACGGGTTCGTCAGCTCGCGCGAGTGGGCACTCAGATTCAAGAGATATCCGGCCAGTCGAGTAACCCTGCTTGGATACTGCTTGATCTAGCAACAAACACTCGTTTTGGTGGTGCTATGCCAACAGATCGACTAATTGTGTCAGACCTTATTAAGTGGGCGGCAGAATGTGATCTGAAAGGCTATACATGGAATGGAATCATCGATCAGAGCGACAACTTTTGGGATGTAGGTCAATTGATCTTGCGGGTAGGACACGCTCAAATGGTCGGTGTAGGCACAAGACACTCCATTGTCCTAGATAAGCTAGCCACTCCCGTAATGATGTTCGGTATGGGCAACATTGAAAAGGGGTCTTTCCAGCAGTCTTGGTCGTCCAAGTCTGAGCGCGCCAATGAAGTGGATATTACCTTTGCAGATAAAGATGATCTTTACAAAAGTAAAACAATCAAGGTTGTAGATACAAAAACTCTGGTAACAGGCTCTAAGCGTCAAGTCGCCAGCATAAGCTTGCAAGGCGTTGATAATATCGATCGTGCTTATAAGGAAGGCATACTAATCCTTAATATGAACCGCGAAATTCATGAGACGGTCAGCTTCAGTGCGCCACTAGAATCCATTGCCTGTACGATCGGAAGTGTGATTATCGTTCACCACGACATGCCTAGATGGGCTGATTCAGGCAGGTTAGGCGCAGGGTCAACAAGATCAACTATCAAAGTCGATCGCCCTCTAACTGTCTCAGAAGGTCACCATAAAATATTGGTACTTCAAGATTGGGGCCTTCTGCAATCAGGCACTATCGCTGATATAGGCGGTAACTTCGTTTTACTGAGCGCACCTATTGGTGATTTAGAGCCAAGCGTTCTTCGCGTTAACGACAAAGACTATCAAATTGATAGTTGGGACGATGAAGGTGTGTACCTTGAGACGTTAATCGGCCTTACTATTGGCGACCAGTATGAGTTAATTAAGACTGACATCATCGAAGAAGCGACCATTGTTAGCTATGATGAAGAAAACAACACGGTTGAGCTTCAGGAGGAGCTAAGTGTCGAGCCTCAAACCTATGCCAACTTCATGGTAGGTAAGGTAGAGGCTGTTAACAAAAAGTACCGCATCAAGACGCTTTCGGCCGATACGATCAATACGCGAAAAATTACTGCCATCGAGTACAAAGAAGAGGTATACGATGAGAGTGGTTATGACGGGAGTGGAACAATCACTATTGCTGACAATGCGGGCGTATCACTCAACATTGGTCATGTCGAGAACCTAGTTGCTTATGAGTCTGCCTATATCGAAAACAGACAGTTAACAACAAAGGCATCGGTGACATGGACACAGCCAGAAGACGGCTTCTACAAAGGTGCGAGAATTTATGCAGCCGTTGGTGAGTCTGAGAAATTTGAGTTTAGAACAGAGGCTACTTTCACTACCAGCGCCGACATCGCGATCTCCATTGGCGAAACATTGCGAATCAAGGTTGTTGCTATCGATATGTTCGACAAGGCAGCGTCACAGGAAACAGCCCCTATAGCAGAAGTAACAGCTTATGGGCAGCTCTCTGAAATAGATGTGGGCGAAGTGTCAGGGGCAGAGCTATTATGGTCAGGTAGAGATTGTAAGATAATCTGGCGATATAACTCTATTAGCTCATCATACGAGTTTGGCTCTGAAGTCGGTGAAGCTGATGCTGGTGCACTCGACCCACAGTTCTTAGCTTATGAGATCACGACTAAGAATGTAGATGGTACGATAAGACGTGTCGACAAAACGACCGACCCTTCGTATGTTTACACCTATGAGAAAAACTTCGAGGATGGAATTAGCAGACAGCTAATCTTTGAAGTCCGCATGATCGATGTAGTGAACAACGCTGGTGAACCTGCCATACTGACGGCTTACAATGCTCCACCTCAGTTGCCTAACCTAACGATAGTGCCTTCTTTTGAAACCGCCCTATTCAACATTGTGAAGCCTACTGACCCTGATTACGATGGGGTTAAGATTTGGATGGCAAGAACAGCCGAAATTCTTGATGATGTGACAAGCGCAGGTCGTGAAGACCTTATCCAGTATCGAGGTGGCGACGGCGCCATTACAATTGGTGACCTACTGTTTGCTGCTGACTACTACATTAAAATTGCAGCCTTTGACGTGTTTGGGGAGACTGACTTAGAAATATCCGATGTCATTCACTTCAAAACCACTCATCTTGACACTGATGCTATAGCAGAGGGCGTTTTAGACGAGACTGTGCTAACAGACCTGCTATCAGCAAGAATCGATTTGATTGATGCTGACGACTCCATTGCCGACTCAGTGAACGCAAGATTAAAGGCGGCTGCTGAGGTAGCTAAAGAGGGTCTTAATGAGGTAAGCGAAACTGTAGCTGCCATAGCTGAAGACAATATTGCTGCGATTATAAGCGAGGCCTCGGCCAGAGCGGATGCGGATAGTTCTCTAGCGACCAGCATCGATACGATAGCTGCCAAAACTGAAGATAATTTAGCAGCGATTAATAGTGAGGCACGAGCAAGAACGAATGCAGATAGCTCTCTGGCAACCAGTCTTAGCTCTGTTTCTACGCGAGCCTCTAATAATACCTCGTCTATAAACAGCCTTAATTCGTCTTTCTCGTCACTTCAAACTGCCTATGCCACGCAGATTAGTGAAATAAACTCGACATTGGGGAGTTACAGTTCAACGATTCAGCAGGTAGCTAGTTCTGTAGACGGTGTTGCGAATTCCTATACTGTGAAGATCGACAACAATGGCTACATCTCTGGCTATGGTTTAGCGTCAACAAATAACAATGGTAGCATTGTTTCTGAGTTTAGAATAAACGCGGATTCATTTTCTATAGGCCTGCCGGGATACCCAACCGTTCACCCGTTTACAGTTGGCGTGGTAAATGGCAGACCTTCAACGATCATCAATAACGCCTATATCCAAGATGCAGCGATTAACACTTTAAAAATAGCTGGCAACGCTGTTACCCATGCTCTGTCTCAGCAAACATTTGCTAATTACTCTTTGCCACCCGGTGTACCAGTTAAAACAGGTGTACTTCAGGGGTCGTTCAATGCGTCAGAGTCGCCACAGGCGGTAGTAGTTCTGGTAGGTACAGTAACAGGGAATACGGGCAGCCCAACCAATTTAGTTTGCTCGCTGAGAAAGAATGGGTCGGAGATTGGAAGGCAGTCGGTTACTCATATCGGCAGCTCGACATCGACCAACTTTTTCATGTTTAGCGACCCGAACCCGACATCTGGCACATCAACGTACCAAGTGTTACTGGGTAACGACTATCACGAGGGCGGAACCCCTGTAACAGTTAGGGTTACTGGTCTCATTACAGCCACATTAAGGTAATACAATGACAACCAACTCAAACATAAATTATTGCTTTTACAAGTCAGACGGTGAAATCCTGATGTTTGGCTCATGCCCTCCCTCTCAATTGACATATCAGTCATTTGAGGGGGCTTCTGTTAAAAATTTAGGGAGAGACTTTATGCCTCCTTCCACACCTCACTATATAAATAATGGGGGCGAGGTAACCCCTTGCGAATCATTCACTATCGATTCGATACCATTACCTTGCGTTATTACAATTGAGAGTGTGAAGTATGAGGTGACAACTGAACCCACTTTCGAATT